CGATCAATTCGGCGTCCGTTAGGAACATGGCTTTTCTGCGGCATCAGACTGTGAGCGTAAAGCGTCCATACGTTCTTTTGGACAAAGTCCTAACAACCCGCGATTGATTGTTCGCTCCTCAGCCAACGCCTCGGCCTGCAACTTGTTGATTAAGCGCACGCCCTCAAGGTCTGATTCGAGCTTTTTGATTTGCTCAATCGCACATTCGTAATGGCCTCGCCCCCAGTCGTGACAGCCCTCGGCATGGGTCATGCGTTTATAGCGGTCTTCGCTTTTCATGGCTTAACCTCTCCGCTGAAAGTGCTTCTTTTGGCCTTGGCCGCCGCCGCGTAGCGATCACGCGCTATCTGGCGACACCTCCGACATTCCACATTGCCCTTCGGCGTCACGTACCGATTCTTGCCAGATAGTTCATGGCCTTTCGTGCAATGAGGCGAGCCATGCGGGCGTTTGGCTGGCGGCTTGCCGCGCTTCAATCCCTGGGGGACGTGGCCCTTTCCGCCCTTCGGAGTGCTGTATGCGAGCGCTTCGGGCCATCCCGCGTTGATCCTGTGTCTAGCGCGGTGGCATATTTTGCAATGCCTATGGCCACCCTTGGACACGTGAAGGTTCTCTCCCGACAGCGGGTGCCCGCGATCGCAACTCGTTTTCACCGCTTCGTGATGCCGGCCGCGTTCAACCGATTGCTGCATGTTCTCCTGGCCGCTGCCAAGGGATAGATGCCGCGGATTCATGCAGGGCGGATTGTCGCAGGAGTGGAGTACCTGCATCCCTTCGGGAATCGGCCCAATGACTGCCAGATACATGAGGCGATGCACCGGCTTGCCGCTCCCGCGGAACGCCGTGAAGCCGTAGCCAGTCGGCCCGCAATAGCCGGTCCATTCCAGGCATCCTGTCTTCGTGCGCTTGCTTCGCTTCACGAGCCGCTGAAGTAGAGCAGGGAACGCCAGCTCGTCGGGAATCTCGTTCCCGATGTGCGTATCGGTGAGGATTTTACTTCCCATCGTCACAGTGTCCATCGTTCGCTGTCATTTAGTAGCGGCTCTTGATGCGCTCGATACCGGCCTCGACGATCTTTTGGAGCATCTCATCGGTGACGACGTTCGCTAGGGCCGCTTTCACCTTAGCCTCAAGTACTGGCTTGAATACGGTTTTAAGTTCCTGTTCGATTAGAATTTGGATGTGATTGCGAATCGCGCCATCGAATGGGTTTTGATAGCTCTTGGACATGTCGTCCACGGCCTTTTGTACCGCGGCCCTGGTGAACGTGCCTAATTGGCTATCAAGAACCGCCGTCGCGATGAAGTTATTGATCTGCTCTGCTGTAAGTTCCATTACCCATCTCCCTCTGTTTCAGTGGTTAACGATTCAAGCGCACGAAGAGCTTCGCCGTATCCCCGCTCCGCGATGTCGAGCGCCTTTTGCGCGTCTTTCAGCTTGTATCTTGCGGCGTCCAGCCTTGACTCTAGTCGCTGTCTGTCGGTAATCACTTCGGTTGCTCCGATAATGGATTAAAAGGTGTCAACGGATCACCAGCGACCGGCGTGCATCCGAAAGTCTCGGTAAATGTGGGTTCTTTGGCGTGAATGCGGTCCTTCATAGATTGAGGTTGTTTGCCAATCCAGCACTCGCCGTCTGTACTCTCAATCTCTTCGTCCCTTGTCATGACTTCGCTCCGGATGTAGAGGCATACGCTATTCCGACCGGATCGCCTCGCATGGCTCCGTCGATTGCTTCGCGAATCGTTTGATACACGGTCTTAGCAGGCAGTGTGTTGAATGACTGGTTGTCATACCGCCAAGGGCGCACATACAAGTCGCCAGCGTCCATATTTTGGACCATGAAGCAGTCGCCCCATTTAAGCTGCTTGCCTAGAAAGTCTAGCCGTTCGGCATCAGTCGGCATGTTCCACTCCGTCTTCTAAGGATGTGTCATTCTGTAGTGCATAAGACCCCGCACTCGATATCCGGCTCGACCGTGTAGCGCCCAGCAGTGGGCGATAACTCATCCAAGAACACGCGCTTGCGCCAGCGCTTACCGTCCGTGATGCCTTCCTTCTTGCAGATTGCAGCGTCTAGCTTGCGCTCCATCTTCGCCATCTGATCGAACCGTGCGGGGAAGTCCACGCGAATCTTGTTCCAGTACCCAGCCTGACCTTTGACACACCCGATGCAGTTATTGTTCTTGTAGCCCATCTTGTACATTGCGGGCTGCTCGATTCCCGCCAACTTGATGGCGTGATGGCACATTGACTTGTCGATATTGCGCTCGAATAGCGGGAACTCGGCGTTAAGTTCCGGGTTTTCCTCGTGGAATCGCTTGATTCTGCCGCCTTCCTCGGACGTAAAGCCGAAGACATGCAGATCGTCAACCGTCTGGTATGCCTTGCGGACGTTCTTCTTAAGCTCCGTCGTGCAGCGGGCGCCCCCAATGCCGACTAGCCACCGGGTACGCTCGAACACGTCATAGATATCGGTGTACTTATCGGACTTCAATATCTTGATCGGCTTGCCGATCCAGCGCTCTACATCGGCCAAGAACCGCACATTGTCAGGGTGCTCGTAGGCCAGGGTATCGCAGTAAACGACCTCGCAGCGGTCTCCGTATTTGGTCACGGCGAGCTTTGCCGCAAAGGCGCTGGCGGAGCCGCAAGAGAACCAAGCGAGTACCCTAGACATCTTTGACACCTGCGTCACTCGGACCTGTCGGCAGCGCGTCATAAAGAAGCACAGCTTCCATTAATCTCAAATTAGCCGCAGTGACACGCTTCGCCTTTGCTCTGCGCCAGAACTTGTCCATTTCTTCGCGTGCGTCCGCCATAGCTTGCTCTTTAGTGCCGCCGCAGCCTGAATGGCCGTTAGCCATGACGTACCAAAGAGCGCCGCTCCACCACCATTCCGTATATTGGATGGATGTCATTTCGTGACACCTGCCTCACTCGCCTGTGAGTTAAACACCGCACATCCCCTCGCACTCGTTAATGAAATCGCGCTGTTTGGAATCATCGCTTAACTCAACCTCAGAAAGCGGCTTCCGATCCCTGTGTAAATAGGGTATGCCGTCCATATCAGACTTCGCGAATGCCTCCTGGTACCGCTTCTCAAATTGCACAGCTTCTTGCATCTCATAAGGCTCAAGGCGACGCCATTCTGCGTCGGAGTGAAACGGACAATAAACGCAAGCGGAGCGCGGGGGTTCTGGGAATCCCTTGGACTGCATCCAGTCAAGGCAGTGTTGGCGCGTTAGGCGCCGCTCGACAAGTGGATACTCGTTTTTGATATATGGCACGCGGGATGGCTTCATGCGCTCTAACTCATCGAAGCTGATACCGAGATACTGGATAACGTCGCGGCCTTTCCGCTCGTGCCGGATCGCTCCCTGTATGGGATCAATCTTGAAGTCTTTGGTGCAATGGCGGGCGACCATGCCTCTCTTGCCAGCATTGTCGATGTAGACCGGAATCATGGGCTTAAGGTACCGATTGCCGGCCGCCGATGTGCGGACCTGGAGCGCCGTCTCGCTCAGTCTGCCGCGACTTACGCGGCGTATAGGGAATGGTAGTTGCCTCTCTAACCAGTCTAGCCATTCGTAAACCGCAAGCGGCTCATCCTGGGTATCGGCAAAGATGGCTATCTCAGGCGCTTCAATCTCGCCAGCCGCGCACATAAGCGCCAGCGTGGACGATTGAACCCCTGCACCGAGGCTGAGCACTCTCACTTTGTGACACCTCCCCGGTTCGAAGTATTCATTCGAAATACCTATCCCATGTATCCAGCGGTAGAAATAGCCACGCCAGGGGGACAATGATCACCACGCAAACAGCGCCCGCTAGGATTATTGGCAGCAGGAACACCCTCGGTACATAGCGAGAGACTAAGTCGTCAAACCCCCTCATTTGCATCTCCTTTCGTTTCCGAAGTAGCCAACGCTGCTCGCGCGATGTCGGCTTGATGTTCAAATCCGCAGACGTAACCGGCGCGGTAGTCGGCTTTGTTGAACGCGGATGACTTGTTTGGCACATGTACGCGGCCATCGCTGGCAATCTTCACTAGCGCAGCCACCAGCGTGCTGATGCGGTCCTCAAGCTTCAGGTATTCGCGCACATTGATGCCAATGACATTCTCCTGCGTCTGGACGCGGGCGGCGAGGGCGTCGTAGTCGTCCGCCGTGACGTACAACTCGTAATTGTTTGGGGGCTGCGCGATTGATAGCATTCCCATGAATGCCGTTCCATTCAGACCCGGAGACCAGCGCTTTACGCTCATAGTTTTCCTTCTCTTTGCGGAACAGAGCCTACCGACCACAACTTATAAAAGCAGACCCACATGAATACGATCCAGATAAACCCTAATATATAAGCGAACCAGTCTTTGGCGACCGCCCATAAAAAAGCTATGCCTGCGAATAGCACTGGGATCGCTAATAGCGTCAAAGTCGCATAGACCGCAGCTTTTAGATTCATTTGGCTACTCCCTTTGCATATTGAGATGCCCGCCACGCGAGGAACTGCTCATTCACCAGCGCCCATACCACACCATCGCGGCGTACCCAGAATGGTTTATCCCCGCGGTACTTCCCGCCAGCTATCAGTGCTATGGCTTCCTCGCCTGTTACTTGTGTCCAGCGGTCTTTCACTTGATTAGCTCGTTAACCTTTGCCAGCAGTTCTTTTTGCGTGCCGAATCGCGCATGAAATGGCTTTGAGCCGTTAGCAAGGGATGGGCCGATATCTAAATGCCTAGGCGGCAATTCCATGTGCCCAACAACCCCACGATGATGCCAAGGACAGAGCGGTATCGTGTCCTTATGCCCAGTACGCCGTCCGCCGCTTAAAACGTGGTGAACATCAGCTTGTGAGAACACGCCTAAGATGCGGCAAGCAATGCAGCCTATGCGCTGTAAGGCATCGAAGCGGGATAGGTCGCGCTTGCTGGTCACTGGATTAACCCCTTCGTGCGAGCCGACGAAAAAGATCGCCAGACCTGGATCACAATGTCTTCCCGGCTGCGCTCGTTCTTCATCTTTTCATGCCTTGCCAAGGCTACGAAGTAGGTTTCCATTGCAGCCCCATATTCAGGATGCGTCCCGGCTATCGCGTTACGCTCGGCTACCGATCCTTCACTGCGCAAGAAGATCGCATCCTTAACCGCTTTCGCTCGATACTCCGCACGCTCTACTTCGGCATGTAGGTCTGCTACCGCGCCATCTGTCTCAGCCAATTTCGCAAGGGACTGCTCTAGCCTTTCCGTCGTGATCAGCATCTCTGCCATCTAAGCCACAGCCTTGATTGCCGCCAGCGTCCTAACCTCGGTATCTACCTCATCCAGAAACCTCATGGCCTCCGACTGATATAGATCCATGTCCAAAAACTTTGCGTACACGCGAGTTTTGAACAATCGCAACGCCTTTGGCAGACGGTCATCGAAGCTCACAAAGTCGCACCACTCAGCCCCCGTTACCCAAAGGTTATGCTGTACCTGCGGCAAGTAAGCTGGAGGCAAGCCGCTAGATTTGAAGTAGCTGATATGCGTGGTCGACTTTGGAACTTTCAGTTCAATGATCCCGGTGAAGTTCTCAATGTCCCCATCGAGCGAGCAACCGACCATCTGATCATCGGCACAGATAAAGCCTGTGCGCCGTACCATTTCCCCCGTAGCAGCCTCATACGCGGCGAACGCGGTGGCCTCCATATCGATGCCGCGCTGCATATCCGCATTCACGAAGCCCGCCTCCTGCGGCGCTCCTGTGAGCCTTTCCACGGCTAATTGCAGTCGGTAATCGCGCCTTGCCGCAGCCTCGCCGGTCTTGATCTTTGCGAGCATGTCCGCCGCACGCGAGCCTGTCAGACGGCCGGCGCGGGCCAGGAACCACGCAGGGGAGCGCTGCTCATGCTCAACAATGTGAAACTTCACGCCGCCGCCTTTCTGGCGTTATCAACACCAGCGGCAACGGACTTGATCGTCTCCCACCTAACGGTATGAGCGCTGGTGATCACATCGCGGGTTTCTTCGCTGATCTGATCCCGCCAGACCGCGCGCAGTTCTTTCTCCCCCAGCTTTGCTGCATCGTTTAAGACCGTCCAGCAATCCTCAGGAACAGCCTTTGCAGCTACATCATGGGTCTTGGAGTCCGCGTCGTTATCCCCCTCGGTCGGGATGCAGAACGCTTCCATGCAAGCGTACTTGTAGCCCGCTGACATGGCCTTATTCGTCGCCTTGTCGGCCGAATCCATTGCCTCACCCACGACGGCAACTATGTGCTTGCTGCCATCCACGGCACTGATGAAGTCGAACTCCATGTCGAGCACCACGTAGAACAGCACGCCACCTTTCTGCGTCGCCCGCTCAGTGACATCCCGCTTAAGTACCCGTGGCAGGATGCAAAGATTTGCGTCCGCCAAGATGCCATTGAGCGCGTTGTACACGTCATCGATGCCGCGGAACTTATAACCTTGCTGTTCGTTCTTTCGGTCCTTGCTGATCCCAGCCGTGCCGATCGCCTTCATCACTTGGATGATGGCCGCATAGACCTGGGGCACTGCGGAGGGTGGCGGATCAATCCACTTCTCGGGTTTCAATTGGGCGTTCATTCTGCTATCTCCATAATTCTGGCCTTCGCGAACTTGGCATCGACTATCCGAAGGCGTGCTTTGAGTAGTTCGTTCTCTTCTCGCAGCTTTCGATTCTCGACAATGATCGCGATCGAGTCGGCGAGTTTCTGCAATGTGTCGTCCGTTTCGCCGTTCATTTCCAGTCCTTCATGCTGTAAACATTGCCATGCCCGTACAGCCGCTTATTGCGCCGCTGCTCTTTGCGGTAGCGCTGGATAATCTCGCTGACCATCGCACCCACACCGCAGAGCACGAGGAAGAAGCCAGCGAGCAGGATAAGAGCGGGTGCCCAGCTCATGGCGGCAACAGATGCGCGCGGCCCGCATCCCTCAATTCTTGCGCGTATTCCTCGCGCGACTGCTCGTCATTGATGACCTGATGACGTGGGACGTTGCGCAGGTAGGCGTGTTCGGCCATCGCCTCGGCTTCGTGCTTATCGCAATAGCGACCTTCGTCGCCGCACTTATCCCACCAGTGGCAGTCAGGCTCATGGGGATGGCCGTTGATCGTGCCGCAGTCACATTCGCTGCTACAGGCGCTCATTGGAACATCCTCTGGGCTGCTTGCGCCGCCCTGGCTTTAACGACATTTATTTTGGCCGCTGCAATTTTCGCTGGAGTGCGGGTATCAATTAGTCCAGTTCTTAATGCGTGCGCGACGTTGTGTTTTGATGTGCACCATTCAAGATTTTCAACGTGGTTATCCAGTTTCACGCCATTGATGTGATTTATCTGCGGCAGGCAATCCGGATTAGGAAGCCAAGCGAGCGCGACCAATTGATGCACGCTCCGAGTGAGATACCTTGAATTGCGAGATAGACTTACGCGCCAATACCCATGGTTATTTATTCTGGGTTTCATCCACATCCCTGGATGCACTCGCCCAGTAGATCCAGCCGGCGCCTCCTTTCGATGCGAATAGACGCGGCCATCGGCCGTAACGCTGTACAGCCCTTCATACCCAGGAATTGCGCGAAGGGTATCCATCACAAAGGAGCCGACGCAACGCGCTTGACTTCCATCACATAGCCGCGCATCGCACCTGTTAGGTTGCACGCGGGCTGCAGGAACATCGTGGCGCCGTTCGCAATGTCAGCTAAACGCGCTTTCGCTTCCGTCAGATCGCGCTCGAGCTGATCGCACTTGCGCGCTAGGCGAAAGGCGCGGACATCGGCATCGGTGACAGAAGCACAAAGGGCTTCGACTGCGGGGTCTAGGGTTTCTACACTCATGGTTTCCTCCATATGATTCTTATTCGGTAGACCTTCATTGCCGAATCCGCGAAGTTCGCGCACAGATCCGCAGCCATCTCAGGCGCCATGCGCTTGCCGTTATGGCGCAGCAGCGTGGATTGAGCACAAGCGATGAAGGAATCCTTCCAAAAGGCCTTCTCCGGTGCGGTGAGCTGTTTGTGATCTCGGGTCGGCATGGGAGGGATCTTACGGCAACCCGCAAGCCATGTCAACGGGGAGCCGTAACTATTGAGCAAAGAAAAACCGGCCCCATGGCCGGCTGACTCTTTAGCCGTGTTTCTTATATTTGCGGGTGCGGGCGTTCTCGATGTTCTGCAGGGCCTGTTTGACCTGGGCGTCAAAGTAGGCCTGCTCGATCTCATCCAAGTCATGCACCTTAGAGAGAGAAGCAGGATATTCCGAGTGGACGGCGGTCCCCATGACTGCCTCAGGATCGCCTTTATCTGTGCGTAAATAGACGGGACAGACCTTTAAATGCAGCGCTATCAAATCGAGCCGTTCGCTATCGTGAGAGCGTCCGTTCTCCAGGTCCGCCAGAGCGCTATAGGACTGCTTGGTGAGCTTGGCCAACTCCTTGCGGCTCTTCTTATGGTGTTCGCGCCACCAGCGGACACGCTCACCGATCGTTTCGAACCTGGGCAACTCGGCTGGTCTTGACATATGACCATTGTGACGGAAGCCCGTAACGGGTAGCCGTTGACTTCCATTGCGGGGAGCCGTAGACTTACGCGCTATGTCACCTTGGTCAATACGCATATCAGACCTCCGCCGAAAAGGGATGACCCTGGCGGAGATTGGTTCACAGATCGGTCTTGCACCTTCATCGGTGAGCGATCTTGAGATGGGAAGAAGCCGTGAGCCAAGGGGCGAAGCGGCAATGCGACTGCACGAGCTCCACAAGACGCTAGTCCCGGCACTCTCTTGAGTGCCAGCGCGTTCAAAACGGGTGTCGATTGTGCGGTAAGACTTAATCCAAGCGTTCTGCATTCCCTATTTTCCTGTTGTACGTCCGAGTCGGTACGAGGCTGGAATGCTGACGTATACCAACTTGGTGCACGGCGTGCAGCCGTCACGGAAATATCAGATATGCCCGTGAGGTTGCCCCGCAACGTTCGCAGAGTGGACGCGAGCACACCCAAATGAAGGGAAACCCTTAAGTGGCCGACGAACTCCGAGACCTTCGCGCCAAGATCACCGTTCAAACGGACGCCGTGCTTGACGCCGTGAGTCGCGTCCGCGGGATCGATCGATCTGAAATCGTCCGTGAAGTGCTTCACAAATTTGCTCTTGAGTACATAGCGATCGGGACTTTAACCGATGCGCGGTTACGTGCCGAGGGATTGGCAGAGGCGGACGAGGGCGCGTTAGGGAAAACCCGTAGATGAGCCTGATACATCACAAACAACATGAAGGAAATAGCTGACATGGATCAAGCCAGCCAGATTTTGACGTACATGAAGCGCGGCCGATCGATCGACCCGATGACCGCACTCCGCCTCTTTAACTGCTTCCGCCTCGCCGCGCGGATCAATGAGCTTCGTGTGGAATACGACATCAAGCGTGAAATGGCTCGCACGCGAGAAGGAAAGAATTTTGCGCGGTACTCGCTGGCGTGAGACCACCGCGGACGATCCCTTGGGAGGAAAAGCGTCGAATTGTTTTTGAGCGCGACAAGTACATCTGCGTGTATTGCGGGGACAATCTTGGACCGTTCCATTGCGACCATGCAGACCCGCTTTCCCGCGGCGGCTCGCACGGAATCGAGAATCTAGTGACGGCCTGCAGCTACTGCAATCTACACAAACACAATAAACCTCTGGCTCAATGGAAGGCCGAATTAAATGGCGCGCATCCGATCCGTTAAGCCAGAACTATGGACCGATGAGACGCTGGCCGAGTGCTCGATGCCGGCGCGCCTACTCTTCATCGCATCGCTGAATTTCGCAGACGACCGCGGCAACCTCGAACGATCGGCGCGCCAACTCAAGGCTAAGACCCTGCCGTACGACAGCATCGATTGCGAGCCCATGGTACTCGAACTCATTCGGCAGGGGCTGTTCGTCGAGTATGAAGTCTCTGAGCGCAAGTACCTGCATATCAAGGGTTTCCTTAAGCACCAGAAAATAGACAATCCGAGCAAAACGTTCCTGATACCAGCATACGAGCAGTCAGCAGAAATACAAGAGTCGTCTCCTGATAACACTGAGGCATCGATAGGACTAGCGAGCCATACACGAGCGCTACCAGAGTCCTCGCGGCTGATGGGAGGGGATGGGATTGGAGTGGATGGGATACGTAAGACCGCGCACGCTCCACGTGAAACGGAATCCGAAATCTTCGGACACATGGCGGCCATCAAGTCGCGATACCCGAAGGCGGCGCGCGAGGATTGGATTACCGCGGAGAAGACCGCCAGGGCTCTGGTGACTGACTCCGGGGTTTCCTGGGATGCGCTGCAGGCCGGCGTCGAGCGCTACCGCAAGCACTGCGATGCGACGGGGCGAATCGTGATGAACCCGGCGAAGTTCTTCGGGGATGTTGACAGGCCGTGGTTTCAGGGATGGCCGATACCGCCGAAGCGTGGGGAGAAGCCGGCGCCGAACCATGACGCCGCATGGGCAGAGGCTAAGTCTCGAGCTGCTGCCATTGGCTTTCGCGCGCCCTACGAGCACGAAACGCCCAGCGCATACATGACGGACATCAAGCATGCAGAGAACGCGCCGCGGTCTGGTCCCCATTCGATTGCTGCGCTGACAGAAAAAATGAGGATGCCAGCATGAAGTGGATCACTCGAGGCCGCACGCATTTATCCGCCCCGTATTCGATTGTGAGTGCTGTGCGTGGATACGAGGTTTGGTATCAAACCAAAGGTAAGTATGGCTGCCTCGCTCGAGAGATACCGACACTAGAGAAAGCAAAGGATTTTTGCCTTGTGCACGTTGCTAAGGAAAAGGCCACAGCATGAATCAACTGAAGCGCGCAGCTCGAGCCAAAAGACGCGCCAAGTCCATGTCTTTGGTCAAGAAGGGCGTGCCGCATACATGCAGCAAGTGGAGCTTAAACTGCAGCTGGAAAGGTGATGGTTTTACGCTAGGTGAGTGGCAGGCCGCACGAAAGAAGGCGCGCAGAGCGTGATCTACGCCCGCCGCAAGGACAGCACGCACAAGGCCATTGCTTTAGGCCTGGTCGCTGCTGGCTTCTCGGTAGCGGATACCTCGCGGCTTGGTGGAGATTTTCCCGATCTCGTCATCGGTAAGTTCGGCTTTGATGCCAAAGTCGAATGCAAGAGTTCGAAGAAGATTCACAAACAGAAAGGCGACGGCTTGAGCGATGGCCAGAAAACCTTCAAGGACCAATGGAAGGGCGCCCCGGTCATAGTCGCTCAGACGCTTGAAGACGTTCTTTTTAACTTTAACCTTTTGCTTAAACGACACGGATGGGCCCGATGACCAAGCAAGAACGCGGCATTTACATCGCCCCTAAGCGCGGCCGGCTGCCTCGAAAGTACGAGGTTATCGGAGAATTGAGCTTTCAGCAGAAGGTGCGCAACGTGGCCATCTGGCTGGCGATTGGCGCGATATTTTGGCTGTGCGTATGGCTCGCATGGCGATGACGCGAATCCTTCTCTTGCTCATATCAATCTTGCTCATCGGTCTGCTGGGTTCGTATTACGAGACAGCCGTCGCACTTTCTGAGGGGCTGAAGGCAGTGCTCGGCCTATAAATGTTGCAACTGCGAACAATTCAACCGACTAGGATTCAAAAATGCTAAACGGACATGAACAGCCGGAAGACCCCATGGCTGTTGCCCAGCAAAGGCTTGGCAAAGCCTGCATGAACTTGCCCCTCAATCAGAACAACGTCGGCATCTCGGCCTTTGTGAACGTCACGCTCCTGTCCGCCCAGGTATCAGCCCTAGTCGAGTACGTGCAGCCGTTCGAGCTTGACGCGGAAGGCGTGCCGATCCCGCGGCCGCCCTACGAGGAGATATTGCTCAAGCACCTGACATCAAGGGCAGAACTGCTCGAGAAAAGCGCGCCTAAGAAATCTGTGATCGAAGATCCGTTTGGCAGGACGCTGGTAGCGAACTGATGGGCCGGCCCAGTTCATTCACTCAAGAGACGGCTGACACGATTTGCTTTCGCTTGTCGGAAGGCGAGTCACTTCGAGAGATTTGTCGTGATGAATCAATGCCTAGCACGTCGATGGTAATGCGCTGGGCGCGTGACAATGAAGTCTTTCGGGAACAATACGCGAAAGCCAGGGAAGCCCTGCTTGAGCATTGGGCCGAAGAGATCACAGAAATCGCTGATGACGGTTCGAATGACTGGATGGAACGCAGCGAAAAGAAGGGCGGTGGGTACGAAGCTAACGGTGAGCATATCCAGCGCTCCCGGCTTCGGGTCGATACACGCAAGTGGTTGCTTTCGAAACTCGCTGCAAAGAAGTATGGCGATCGGGTCGAGCAGCATCACACCGGGACCGTGAGCTTAACCCAATTGATTGAACTGGCGACTGTTCCACGTGGAAGTGCCGGTGGCACTTGAAACTCCTGTCGAGACGATGCGCCGCTGGCGCGAACATCCTGCACAGTTTGTGCGTGAGGTATTCCAGGCTGAGCCCGATGATTGGCAGACCGATGTCTTAGAGGCGTTCCCGCACAATCGCCGGCAGGCCATGACGGCATGCAAAGGACCTGGCAAGTCGACAACTCTGGCATGGCTGACTTGGTATTTCTTGCTCACTCGCACCAACTGCCGCATTGCTGTCGTGTCGATCAGTTCGGACACGCTCAAAGATACGCTGTGGGCTGAGATGGGTAAGTGGCAGGCCAAGAGCCCGTTGCTGCTTCAGTATTTCACGATGACCGGCGAGCGCATTACGTGCAAGGAAGCGCCTAACGATTGGTGGGCCTCGGCTCGAGCGTATTCACGCAATGCCAATCCGCAGCAGCAAGCAGACACCCTAGCGGGCCTGCACGCTGAGAATGCAATGGCCGTGATAGACGAGGCGGGGGGAATTCCTGCGTCCGTCCTGGCGACCGCTGAAGCGGTTTTAGCGGGCGGCAAAGATCAACATGTGGTGCTTGCGGGCAATCCCACCAACCAGAATTCAGCGCTGGGCCATGCGGTCATTGACCAGAGACAACTGTGGCATGTGACCGAGATCACGGGTGACCCGGATGATCCTAAGCGTGCAAGCCGGGTGGACATTAACTGGGCGCGACAGCAGATCGAAGCCTGGGGACGCGACAACCCGTGGGTGCTGGTCAATGTCTTTGGACGCTTCCCGCCATCTGGATTGAATACGCTGATATCGCCCGATCAGGTGCGAGATGCGCAAAAGCGGCATTACAACGAATCGCAGTTCTTTGGCTTCCCCTACATCATCGGCGTCGACGTCGCTAGATTCGGTGATGACGAGATCGTGTTCTTTCCGCGGCAGGGAAAGATTGCCTATCCGCCTTTGCGGATGCGCAACCAAGACACTGTCTTTGTGGCCTCGCACCTATCACGGGTGGCGAACGAGAAGAAGGCCGACAGCATTCAGGTGGATATCTCAGGCTCGGCTGGCGTGTATGACGTGCTGCGCAATCTAGGGCATTCGGAAGCCATTGGTGTGCAGTTTGGCGGGCGAGCTCACCAGGATCGCAAGTTCACCAATATGCGGGCCGAGTTCTACTGGACGATGTGCGAGGACATCAAGGCAGGCCTTGCATTGCCGCCAGTGCCTGAGATGGTCAAGGGCCTGTCGACTATGACTTACACCTTCGATCGGCAGGGCCGCATTCAGATCGAGGAGAAGGATCAGATCAAGGCGCGCATTGGCCGTTCCCCTGATCTTGAGGATGCCTTGGGCTGTACGTATGCGTATCCCGTGGCCATCCAGCGCAAGAGCATATCCGGATTGCCTGAAGGGCTTACCGGCCTGATCAACGAGTCACTGCATAGACGCGGCACCGACTACGACCCATTCCAACGCTTTGCAGACGAACAGGAGAGACAACGTGGTTGAAAAGACAATGCCCGGCGCTTCGAACGAGCCCGTGCGTGAGAATCCAACAGTGCGCAGCAAGTTCGACAAGTCGCAAGGCCGTGGCTTGCCCGCACCGCATCTCACCTTTCCCGGCCAGGTTGCACCTGTGACCAACGATGGTGCAGCTCGTGTGCGTATGGAACCGAAGGATGTGACCTCGCGTGGCTCGTACCGGTCTGAGCACATCTCGCCATCGAACCTAGGCACTGCAATGGCGGAAGGCCGGCGCATGGCCAATGCTCCGAACATGGGGCAAACCGCCTATGTGGGTAAGTCAACCACGCTGGGGCTTTCTGGCATGCTCAAAGGCCCATCGGGTACGCCATCGGGTGGTGATGGTGTAAGACACGACAAGCAGCACGACACTCGCAGTGCAGGCCGCTTGGGCTCGAACGTGCAAGCACGCAACAAGAGCGGTGCGAGTGACAACGTGGTCTCGCGCAGATCGAGCAAGCAGGGACCTGGGGCGTTACACGCCAACAAGCGCGGCTCTGGGCCGAACCTCAAATGAGCGATTCGCACTGGATTGAGCATGCGAAGCTCAAGCGTGGGGCGTATGGCCATCACTCGGATGCGCAGATCGCGAAGGACTCGAAGAAGGGCGGCAAATTAGGCCGGCGCGCACGCCTCGCAAAGACGCTAAAAAGCCTCCATTCACGCGGCGCTGAGAAACTGTACGCGAAATGAACGCGCGCTTAAAGCCTGTTGTTGAGATTGAGCGGGAAGTTTACACGGACGAACTCATCGAGGAGATGCGCCCGCTGCTCTTCAAGCATTGGAAAGAGATTGCGACCTATCAAGACCGCATCCCGCTCGATCCTGACTTCAGCCTGTACGCGAAGTTGGATGCAATGGGCAAGTTGCTGTGCCTGACCGCGCGCCTTGATGGGCGGCTCATTGGTTACTCAGTGTTCCTGCTCACGCGCGTCGCGCACTACAAAAGCACGTTATGTGCCGTCAACGATGTGATTTACGTGGAGCCTGAGTTTCGCAAGGGCAGCATTGGGGTGCGGCTGATACGCGAAAGTGAGAAGCGGTTGAAAGACTTGGGCGTGGTCAAGATGACTTGGCACACCAAGACCAGCAATGACTTATCGGCCCTCTTGCTGAAGATGGGATTTGCGGTGGATGAAATCATGATGGCGAAGGTGCTCTGATGGGCTTTGAAGCACTAGCCACGCTGGCAGAGTATGCGGGAACCGTAGTCGAGGGCGTCGAAACTGCAGCGCCTTACGTGGCGTCTGCTGCTGCGGCCACTGGCGCTGCTGCTGCGGGTGGCGCCTTTGGTGGTTCTACCGGTGGCGCAAGTAGCGGCGCAACTGCAGGCGGGGCCAATACGGCCGCAAGTCCGACAGGCCCAAGCACGAGTGCTGAACCCGGTGGTACCGCTGCAGCGACTCCTAAGCCAGGCTTCTTCGCCAACATCGTGAGTAAGGCGGGACCATCGATTGCCGGCAGTGTTGCAGGGTCCGGAGTGTCTGCCGCTATGGGCGGCCGGCGTGGTGTGACCGTCCCGCCGCCTCCGGGTGCTGCGATGATCGACCCTGAAGGCGCACAAGCCGCGGCGATGATACGTCAACGACAGGCTGCGGCTGGTGGATTGAACAGCACCATCACGGGTGCGGGTGCGAATCAGGGTTCATTCACCAGTGCCACGAGTGGCGGCAAGCAGTTGCTAGGTTCCTGAAGTGTTTCAGTTCCACTGCAAGGCGCAAACCTTCGGGCCGATTATCGTCATCACGACGAGCTCGCCCTTGCTTTCAGGCGAGGTAAGCGCGCCTTACACAACCACGATCGGCGGGCAAGGCGGCACCCAGCCTTACACATTCACCGTGGTTTCTGGATCATTGCCTCCTGGGCTTAACTTGGCAAGCAATGGCGTGCTGTCTGGAACGCCGACAACGGCGAACGCTTATACCTTCGGCGTAAGACTGACCGACGCGACAGGGCACAACAGCAACAACGTAGTGTTCGGGCTGACGATTATTCCTGCGGTTGTAATCACGACTTCGAGCCCGTTGCCGAGTGCCACGCAAAGCTCTGCGTACAGCACCACCATGGCGGCAAGTGGCGGCACGACGCCTTATGCGTGGTCACTCACCAGTCAGACGGGATCAAATGGCTGGAGCGTATCGCCGGCCGGATTGGTTACTGGCACGCCTGGCACGGTTGAAACCGATGTGCTGTCAATCAAGGTCACTGATGCACTAGGGGTAATTGCTTCAGGTTCCTTTAACCTGCAAGTCAATAGTGGTGTGGGCCTTGTTGGCGCCGGTTCCCATCAAGTATTAAACTTCCCCTCTGGTTTCTCGGGTCAAAATACGATTCAGGTCGGATCAAGTGCCACCCAGACTGGGTCTGTCATTTCGGTCACTGCATCCACCGCGAGCCAGCACCAGGCGGGCAGCGCTTGGTATAAGACAAAGGTCAACATCACCGCATTCACCACGACGTTTACCTTTCAGATTCCGGTGGCGCCGCCAATACCGCCATATCCGAACAATAACCCGATGGGTTTCTCCTTTGCCGTCCAGAACACCACGGCCCCGCCTGGTCCTGTGGGCTTCGTCGGTTTGTTCTATGTGGCTGATGCGAATCTGTGCGGCTATGGGATATTCCAGACGCAATCCCCTAGCGGTGGCTCGAATGTCGGTATCAAATTCGATCTTAACAACATCACCCAGTGTTACAAGAACGATGGTATTGCGACGCCTAATTCTACCGGCCTGTATGTCAACGGTGGGCCATGGGCCGCGCTGCAACCCCAGAATGACTTAAACCCGCTAGGGATAAGTCTCTATGCGGGGCACGTCATGTCCTGCGCGGTCGCCTACGACGGCACGATCTTGCAAATGACGCTGCTTGATACCGTAACGAATGTTCAATGCCGATTCGAGTGGCCTATCAACATTCCCCAAGTCGTTGGAGCCAACACGGCATGGGTGGGATTCACAGGTGGTACCGTTCCTGTACTTGCGCAGAATATTCTGACCTGGCAGTTTCTCGATGGAACGACGACATTCTCAAGGCTCTCAGCCCCGACTTTCGGCGTGCCCGCGGGCTCGTATACGGGAACGCAAAACGTAAGTCTTTCAGGTCCAGGGGGCGCCAGTATTTATTACACGACGAACGGACAGCTCCCAACGACATCATCGACGCTATATACCGGGACAGCCATCACGGTGGCGGCGAATACGATTTTGCAAGCGGTCGCGGTTCAGTCGGGATTCACGGATAGCTTTGTGGCCCTTGCAAATTATCAGATAGCGGCGGGCGGGACTCCGCTGATCAATTTCCCCTCAGGCTTTGCGGGCACATCAAATCTCGTCAATTTGGTAGGTTACGCACAGTTAAATTCGAGCACTAAAGTTCGCCTCACGGATACGAATGCGAACGGTGGAGAAGTTGGCTGTCTGTGGTATGCGGCTCCCGTTCCAGTCAGTACGTTCACTACGCATTTCCAGGTTCAATTCAACGCAGGTGCTACGGGTCAAGGGATGACGTTCTGCATTCAGAACGTAGCGCCCAGCTCCACAACCAGTACCAGCCAATCGGCACTGTCATGGGTGAGCGGCGGCCCCACCACAATGGGATTGAACTTTGCAGGCTTGGGATACGCAGGCCCGACAGGGTCCAACGGCCAGGCGAATGCGGGTATTTTTGAGAGTGTGGCGATCAAGTTTGACCTGACGAACAACACGACTGGCATTTATACGAACGGCGCGCTCCCAACCACGCCACAGACCACGATCACCGGTCTCACCATGAGTACGGGTAATCCTTTGAATGTCACGCTGGCCTACAACGGCACGACGTTGACATTAACGATTCAAGACTCGGTGACACTGGGATCTTTCACAACGAACTTTACGGTCAACATCCCATCGCAGGTGGGCGCTAATACGGCCTATGTCGGCTTCACCGGATCGACCGGTTTCAACATCAATGTCGCGAATCAAGACATTCTGAACTGGACCTATGCAACACCCTAGGACGATATAAATGGCATTTCGAGGCGCAGCATCCGCATCCAGTACGTCGACCACGCAAACGGTTAACGTCAACAGTATTGGTATCCAATTAAACGATATTGTGCTGCTGGCGCTTGCCAATTTTATCGGGAATACCCCATCTTTCCCTGTAGGTTTTACGCAGGTCACGGGAACCAGTCCGGGCGTCAATGACGGCAATACCGTTGTGCTGGTTTATTCCAAAATAGCCACCGGGGCAGAACCCACGAGTTATTCAATCACGGGGGTTAGTTTCGGAGGGAGCATTGCTTGCCGAGTGTACTCAGGCCGCAATACTTCATCGCCATTTACTGCCACTCAGCAATCATCAGTAGGCGCCGCCGCATTTCCAATAACTTTCTCAATGACTGGGGTTACCGCGGCATCGAATGATGATGTGGTGGCATTTGCAGCAGATCAAATAAGTGCCGCCACCACGACTGCTACTTTAAGCTTTGCCACGGGTAGTGGATTTGGAAATGGAAGCTTAGGCAATGATACGGTCGATGTCGCGGCATTTTGGATAATCTCAGAAGATGCCGTCAACGTAGCCGCAGGCGCTACAGGAACAATCGGCGGTGTTTTAAGCGTTACTGCGGGGGCTGGACCTGGGCAAACCGGGGTTTTAGCGCAGGTAATTTCTCTGGCAGCAGGTGTAGTTACACCGCCCGTACCTTCACGCGGACCGATGCCTAAACAGATTTACATCCTGCCATGATGATCCAGACACAACGCTTGGAGTATCCAGACCATCGTGATGAGATCGCGTCCTTGAATCGCATACTTCACGAGATCGAGACCGGATCGCGTCCACTGCCGGAAAGTCTGGTCAAGACGGTCAACTACATTCTCGCGCGCCTCGATCACTTAATGACGACCTCGGCCGCGCGTTTGAAAATCTACAACCAGCACGATCAGCACGTATGATCATCATCGGCACGCCACACACCCGCAATTCCGGTTACACGATGAACGATGACCGGCCAGGCGGTGGCAAGAAGACAGAGGCAGATATTCAGACCTGCCCGCATTGTCAGGCAATCATCAAGATGGATGAATGGGCCAAGGCGCCTGTGCAAAACTTCTGCTTGAAGTGCATGAAGCCAGCGTGTAACAACGAGGCTTGCCAGGACTGCGTGCCGTTCGTCAAGAAGATCGAGCAGTACATTCAGATGCAGTATCGGCGTTTAAGGCTGATCCATGGCTAACGTCAATTGTAGTAACTGTACTCTAGTCAGCAACGTCCTGACTCTTACCGGTTCGGTATCGGGCAGCGTCGCTGTCGGCATGACGATTACCGGTGCTGGCGTTCCCGCTGGCGTCACGGTTACTTCATTCGGAACCGGTGCGGGGGGGGCAGGAACGTATAACTGCAGCGCCTCGGCCGCCAATGTCGTTGCCGGTGAGGCCATGGTGTTGTCCCTATCTTGGGACATGCCACTGCAGTGG